TTACAGGAACGTCACTCTTATCATACAATACTTTGTATCCTTTTTGTTCTGTTCTACGATTTTCAATATCAATTTCTCTTTGTCTATCTGACATTTCTAATTCAACACCTGCTGCTCTTCTATCTATATCTCTTCTAAATACAGCATCAGATATATCATATAAATTTGCAGACACTCTTTGTCCAGTTACTATTTTTTCAGATAAACGATTTATAATTTTATCACCACCTTCTTCTAAGTCAAACGGACTAGGTAAGGCAAGAATATCATCAGACTCAACTTTTGTTTCAACATACTTAGGACTTGTTTCTTTAACATGATTTTGAAAGTCTTTGCTAAAAGCATATGTAAATATTCTGTTAATAGGATCAAGATGTTCTTTTGCATACAACTCATCTAACTTTGTGGTGTCTGTTGCGTTTTGTGCATTTTCTGACATCTTTATAATAAAGTCATTTGAAAAAAATTTGTCTGCTTCAAAACTTCTTTCTTTCACTACATCATCAAATTTAAAAAGAGTAGTTGCATCTTGGCTAGTTAAAAATTTGTATGTAAAAAGTTTATCATCTTTTAAAGAGGGGTATTTATTTTTTAGTTTTTCAATTAACTCTTCTGCATTTTTCTTTGCACCTTTAGCATCATACTTAGCAAACTCAAGATCAGATAGCCCACTTTCAAACTCTTCACCAAGATATTTTTTATTTCCTAATACCATATCTTTATAGTGTTCATAGAATTGTTTATTACTAAATTTAGATGAATCTATTTTTTTTAAACCCTCAAGTCCAGTTCCTTCTAAATCTCCAAGAGTATTTTCAAGATCTGAAACATCTATACGACTCCTCACATCATTATCAATATTGTTTGCTAAATCTTTATAATAAGCTTCTAAGTCTTTTATAATATTAGTTTCTTTATTTTTATAAGCATTTTCTATTTCTTGAAAAGTTATTTGAAGTTGGTTCTCATCATGTTTGCCACCATATCTTGTTGTTGCTTTACTTAAAATAGGATCTTCAATAATTCTAGTTGCGACTACCATCTTATCAGAGAATGGTACTGCAGACTCCTTACTAAATACACTAAGTTCAAATGCTTGATCTAAACCCACTGCGTCTGCCCTATCTACTAATTCACGATCTTCATCAAATGCACCCATATCAAAATCTTCTTCTTGAAAATCAGGAACTGGTTCTCCTGCCATTCTGGCGGCATCACTTTGACTTTCTTCTAATAATATATATCTTTTACCTTGTCTATCTTCTCTTAAAGATACTCTAGCATGGGCAGTAACTCCTCCTGCAAAATGTTGTTCAGTTATTTTTTCTATTTCTGGATTTATTTTAGGTGTATGCACAGTAAGTTCAAAATAGTCTAACTCTTTATCTTCTATTCTTTGTCGTTGCATTCCTTCATATTTTGCATTACTTCTTCTTTTTTTCGGATCTTTATATCTGTTCTTTCCAGATTCAGATTTTCTAACTCTTACGTCATAGTTATCTGCTTTACCCTCTAATAAATCCAATAATTCTGTTTGTGTGTATCTTTTCTTTGGCTCTAGCTGAACATTAGCAAAGTTTTTTTCAGATCCTGAAACATTAGGTGCAAACTCTTTTACTCGCTTTGCTAAATTTTCTCCCTTCACTCCTTCTTTACCAAATTGAATTTGTTCTATAGTTGATCTAACTGGACTATATAGCTGACCAAGTATACTTGGTGGAGTAGAACGTTCTAATACTTTAGGTACAGTATATTTACCTGCCATACTGTCTAACTCTTTTTGATAATCAGACGTTTGTAAGTTTGGTACTTTTTTTCTAACTAAAGGATTAGTTATCTTTTTCTGTTGAAAAGGTTTCTCAACAGGTTTAGAATCAACGACAGCTTCTCCTGTCTTTTTTATTAACTTACTTAATAGTCCCATTGTTTACGGCATCCCTTAATTGACGTAGTCTCTTGAGCATCATGATAGCACCTTGAGATCTGTGAAGCATTACAAGATCATTTGTCTGCTCCATAACTGCGTGATTCTGTGCTATAAGATAATTTATATAATCACTGAAGCTGTCCCACTGGTCCTTGTTGTTGACTAGGGGCTTGAGCTTGCTGAGTAGCTTGTCCTGTAGGTTGTTGACTTGGCTGTTGTTGTTGTTCATTTCCTGAGAATCCTTGTTCTTGTGGTAAAGGAACTTGTCCTGTACCTATCGTTGCACCACCTGCTCCTGTTGGATCTTGTGCGTCTGCTCCTGCAGGAGGTGTGGGTGCTTCAGGGGGTTGCTGAAATTTTTTCATGATCTCTGCTTGCAATGCAGCTTCGTCCATGTTGTTGGTTACTTTGTCTGGGTCTAGGTCTAGTGATTTAGCTATCTCTCGTATTACATACTGAAACTTTGCAAAGGGTGCAAGTGCTTGGTTACTTGCTATCTGTAGAAACTGCATAAGTCTCTGACTACGTACCTCATTAGCCATAAGACTTTCTGTGCCACGAGCTTTTACTTCTAGATCACCTTTTGTATTCTTATCATAATTAAACTGCATATTAAATCTAAACAGTCCCTCTCCTAGAGGTCTGAGTAAATAGTCATCTACATTCTTTATAACATTCTTTACACCACCACTTGCAGCATTCATCAACATAGATATACCTGATGCAGTTCGTCCTATACCAGATACACCAGTCTGTCCATGAGAGAAGCTAGGCAGTCCTGTGCTTTCATCTGCAAGCACTCGTGCTTTATCAAACAGTTGCATATTCTCGTTGGCTACATTTGGAAACTTTGTACCAAAGATTGCCTGTCCGGGAGCACCCCCTTGTCTTCTAAATATTTTTCCGGGATATACACTCAGGTCTTGTCCGGGAACTAGGTTGGTTTCATCTATCTCTATAAGCAGATTACCTGACATTACAGCATTGTCCACAGCCATACGCATAAAACCATTCATCAATGTCTGTGTATCATCCATGTTCTCTGCTATGCCCACACCAAAGAAACTGTATGGGTTAAGCTCGTAGGGTGCTGCCATGTAGGGTATCTTTGCAGGTTTGAATGGATTGAGTACCATTCGTATTACTTTATTATTACATACCCATGCATTTATCTGCACTTCATCAAAGTCATCTAGCTCATCGGCTATCTCTATCTGTTGCTCTCGTAGCATACTTACATCTGCTGTACCCCAATACTCTAACACTTCAAATCGTGCTATTGCATGTTCTGGTGAGTAATCAGATAGATCATCTTCCCAATATTCTTTATTATAGTTTTCTCCCATAGCTATAGCATCTTCTATAACTTGAGATCTAAAGTGTGGTCTTTTCTTTAATGCACGTAGTTGTGTACGTGATAGCTTGTGTCGTTCTATTACATACTGTGCCTCATCCATATTGTTTGCATCAGGATCAGGAAAGAAGTTCCATACTGACACATGTGAAACTTGTGGCACAGTTTTAAATACAGGAGAATACTCTCCATCATCGTCCCAGTTTGGATATTCTTTATCTACAGCAAACGGTCCTTTCATTACACCTGTACCAAACAGAGCCATCTCAAAGGCTGTGCTTCGTAGATGTTTATTGGCATTGGACTCTTCTAGCTGATCGTGTATTTGTTTCTGCATATTTTTTGCAGCAATCATAGCAGGACTAAATGTTACTGCTGTTGGTGTCTTACCTACACCTTCTCTTAAATTATCTACATCATCAAACTTACCCTGTAATGGTCCTAGCTTTTCCATTAGAGTCTTTTGTGTAGCTCCTGCAGGTAAGTCTTGACCGTCCCCTGAAAAACCATATGGGCTTTCCATTTCATCTAATCTACTTCTAATGTTCTCAGGTTCTTTGGGATCAAAGCTTACGTCTGATACTACCCCCTCTGGTAGGGTTGTAGGCTCTACCGTAAGTGGAAACTTATTGTTAGCAAACAGTACGTCTATTATCTGACCATAAGCTGCAAGTGTTTTTGTTTTTGTTACTTTAATAAATACTCGTGACTTCTCAGCTTCTGTAAACTGCACATCAGAACCATATAAACCTCTATAGTTTCTATAGGCTCTTAACCATCTCTGTTCGTCTTGTTCTCTGTAATCATCGGCTTTTTTATATCTGTCCATAATAAATGGTATGATATTATAACTTTTAGTTTCATCCTGTCCACCTTCTTCAGCTACATCATCAATAGCTATAGACGTGTCATCCATCATTATTTCTTCTTCTTCTGCCATATTAATATCCAAATGTTGCGTCTGCTATGGGCATTGAGTTTGTTTGCCTGTTTGCAGCATCGTAGTCAAATATACTAAACCTTGGTCTTGACATTATACCATATCTCAAAGCATCATACAAGTGATCTTCTGAGTGAGTATCTATATCTTCTGGATTTTTTTTATCCAATGGTATAGCAGGTAGTTGCGAGATGATGTTAGTACATGTGCTAAAAAAAACCAAACGTGGCTCTTCTGTAAATTCATCCATCTGTAATCTTCTGTGTATTTCATTTTTACCTGATACTCTACTTCCTCGACTTCTATCAGAGGGTCTAAACCTACAGCCTTTCATAATCATTTGTTCTGCTAGGCTTGGTCCTGTGTCTCCTCGTTTGTGCCAGAGAGAACTGTCCAACACTCCATATCTTATGTTACCGTCTTCTGCTTCTTCATCTAGTATCATATCAGCTAAGTCTGTAGCTAATACTTTTGATACATATAACTCTCTATATACTACGAGTTGTTCAGATGGGCTAACAGCAAACCAGACAACGGCAGAATAACTTCCATACCCATAGTCACATGCCCTAAACTTAACCCAATTGCTAGGTATACGAAAAGGGTCAACCACATGTATGTTGCGATCAAACTCGGTGAAAGCTGCTCCTTCTTTAATATCCCAATCGCCTTCCAGTAATTGTCTTCTCTGCTGTTCAGGAAGGGATAGAAGCATTGCTTCATAATCACCCTGAGATGAGAGATAAGGGTTATCTGTAAGTCGAGCAGGTATAAACCTACGTTTGAATAGTGCCTGTCCTGCTTTGCTGTGTCCTGCAGGATATTTGAGTTCTTCTCCACTTTCAATGTCTGTTGCATTAAATGCCTTGTTATATGCTGAAGGATCAATAAACATCTTCTTGACCCAGTGATGTCCCCTACCTCCGGGGTTAGTCGTTGCTCTCATATATACTGGCAGATCTGGTGACGTAGATCTCAGTCGTGATCTCATGTAGTTCCAAGCAAACGGTGAAGCCCACTGTGTAAGTTCATCAAATCCTATCCAACTAAATGCTAGTCCCTGATATCGTAGAACATCATCATCCCTGTCGAGGTAAGACATCCAAAGTCTTGCACCTGATGGTGCTACCCACTGCATCTTTCTCTCTGACCACTTGATACCCTTCCATATTTTTGGGTAGAGTTCTTGACTTTTAAATATAAGTTCTCTTAACTCTTCTGTGGTATGACGCAGTAGTAAGCCACTAAATTCAGGATGTCCCATATAACGCAAGGGGTCTGCCAACATTGCATAAGACTTACCACCTCCTGCTGATCCACCATAAAGAACTTCTCTTTCGCTTGCTGCAAGAAACTCTGTCTGTGGTCCTTCGTTTGGTTGAAAGATTATGTTGCGAGTTTCTTCTAGTGGCAGTAGTTCTTCTTCAATCAGAGGTGTCTTGGGCTGTGTCTTCTTTTGCACCTGTTCTTTTTTCTTCGTAGTCCTCTGCTTTTTGGATCGCCTTTTGGGCATAGTCTGCCCATCTGCGTAGGCTTGTAGCCTTGTTCTTTCGTTGTCTTTCATTCTTTAATCTTTTTACTAGCCCTACGTGAGATATGGTACGTCCACTATTTTTAGTCAACCAGTTTGCTACTTCTCTGTATGAGAACTGTTTTGTATAATCTCTAGCCTTTTCTAACAGGTCTAGCTCTACAGAAACTGGTAGAAGCATATTGTTATCTTCAGGATCTACCTGATACCCAAATGGTATTGTTCGTGCAATACGTGGTATGGGCATCCACTCGTTCTCACTCTTCAAGTCAGTAGGCTGTGGTAGCTTCCACTTACCCAATGCTCTGTTACGCATTAGCTCTCTTCTGCATTCTTTGGTGGCATCAACATCACACCACCTGTAGCTTCTACCTGCATCTTCTCTGTTTTAACTAATCCTGTTCTATCTAACATTTCTTTTGCTGCAGACATTTTGTCTCTTAGCCCTAGCTGAATAGGATCGTCAATACCACTTGCTATAGCCATTGCAGCCTTTGGTGCATTACTTGCCATAAACTCCTGAGTAGCTTCTAGTATTTCTTCTTTCAATGCTTTTACAATTTGTGAGGGGGTAGTATGTTCTGCGTATCCTGCAAGCTTAATAGCTTTAGATATATCGCCACCTGCTTCAGAGAATAAAACACCTATAAGCTTTTGTTGTTTTTCTGTAAGTTGTCGTGTCATCTTTTCTTAAACTCTTTTGTAAACTTCACTCCAATATAATTTTTTCTTATATCAGGTCTTAGTTGTCCACCTCCTATATTTACACGAGGATCTCTAATATCACCTTCAAATCTTTTAAACTTAGATTTAACTTTATCTGAATTAAAATTAAATAAAGATGCTGTATTAAATCTTTTTCCTGTTAAATTATCAACAGAGGAGTACCCATACTTTTTTCCATTATCACTCATATTAACACTTCCACCTTTTTCTAGCTTGTCGCAGTCTGCTGTTAGGATTATTTGCTGCTTTAGGAAACTGCTTCATTTGTCCTGCACTTCTTGCACAATAGGACTTTCTTCTTTTAGCTGCTTTACTTCCGGGTTTTACTTTTCCTGTAACGGCTGTTTGTAAATTACCCCCAGTTTTTCTGTTAATTTTTTTTACAGCTTCTTGAGATAATCCTGCTCCTTTGTTAGTAGGGCGTTTAAGACCACTCTTAATCGTGATACCCTTCATAGCATCTGGATGTTTTCTTTTTACCCCTGCCACTATATGTTCCTAACTAAGTTGAAAATGTGGACCGTCAATAAATGGTCTACGCCCAGAACTCCTACGTAAATCTACATAAGCGTTCATAGCTTGTTCCATAGTGCCACTCCATTCAGCTATATCATTTATATGCCATGCGGCTCCCCAACAAATTTTTGCACCAGTTTCTATTGCTGCTTCTTTCATTGCGTCTGCTATATTATCGTACATCACAATGTCCCAACTTGGGTCGCTACCATCGTATGCCATTAAATCGACAGCATGTGACGTACCATCTTGCTGTAGTAAGTGACGAGACTTCATCGTCTGTGATCGTCCTGCCTTGTATAATTTCTTCTGTTCTGCCAAGGAACGAACCCCATAGATCACACCAAAGTCCACAGAACTCACCTCTATGGCTCGTTTTACTGTGTCTACTAGTATGGGATTTACACCGTCCAACTTACTTAAACTTCTTCCTGATAACTTAAATGCCATTACTTCTTCCTCATATTAAATAATTTACTTGCAGACCGTGTGGCAAAGCTTGCACTTACGATAGCTCCTAAGGCTATCTGATACCACTGTGGCATACCTGCGAGTGCAGTAAAGCCATCTGCTACTATGCCCCTGCCCCACTCACCCATGAAGCTCAGTACTAGAGGAATACTGAAAAGTAAAGTCAGCCATTCGTCTTTCCACGAGCCTTGAGATGCCCTCATAGCAGCTAAGTCCCAATCAATCTCACCTGTTGCTTCTTTCATCCTTATAGTAGCTTCAGCCTTTTGTATGGCTGTCTTGCCTTCTATATAGGATGACGCTAAAGTAGATACGGAGCTAAGTATAGTTCCTATCATTATACGCAGTCACAATCGTCATGACACTTCTTATTTAACAATGCACACCATAGTCTTTTTAAATACTTTCTCATCGTTCTTCCCTCTCCATTCTTTTGGGTTCGGACTTCTCTGCTCCCATCCATATGGCGAAAGACCCTGTCATCGCCCCAGTAATCACGGATACTAGTCCTGCTTGTTGTGTAGTCATCTCTGGTCCAAGACTCAAAGCCCATTCTATACAACGAATGTAAACGCCTGTCATAACTAGCATCATCAGTCTTGGAAGTATTCGCCATTTGTCAAGTGTCTCTGGAGTCATCTTTATCTTTATCCTTTATAACTTCCTTTACCCAATCGCCATTTTCTCCTGTTTGTTTACAATACTCACATTTATCATCTTCAATGTGATGCCCACAAACTTCACAGGTAGGTTCATATAACACTAGGTAGGTTCTCCACGTTTACCACCCTGTTCCATAAACAATCTTACAGTATCTTCTGGTACACACATAAGTTGTTCTGGTGGTCTTTTGCCATACTGGTTGATTAGTGCTTTCGCAAGTTTAAAAGGATGCTCTCCTATAAATCTTTGACACATAGCCGCATTGTGAAAGTGTCCGTGGTCTAATGGGTGCTTAAATATAAAGATGTCTTTAGTTCCGTCTGTATATACACCAGACATTATTGCTACTATAAACCATGCTTTAACTATCATTTTTAAATTATCCTATGTTATGCAGTCTGAAAATGTTCTTCGCCAGACACAATTACGTGAAAGTCTGAGCCAGACTCTTCAAACCCTACAATTTTATCACCTGCAGCTAATGCAAGATATGCACCACCTTCTACGACTTCTTCAATACCATTACCTGCTACACTATGTTCATCTATAATAAAATGATAAGTAGTTGTTGCAGCTTCATACCATTGAAGACTGTATTTTTTTGCACCACTTGCACCACTAGATACGTGTAAAAACTTTATAAGCGAAATAAAATTAGCAGGACATGTATATATTACATCACCACTAGCCCCACCAGATGTTGCTGAAAGGTCTTTTGCATTTGTAAAATATTTAGCTGTATCCGTAGTAGCCATTATTCAAAGTATCCTACATTATGTAACTTTTCTATAACTTCTCGTTTTTTTAGCGATGCCTTTAGGTTGTTTAACGAATTGTTTTCCTGCTGCCTTGCCTTTTCTTTTAGCTTTAGTTGTTGCTGCGTACTCTTGGGGTGATAGAGCCTTGATTGCAGCTGTTGGAAGATAGCGTTCTCCAGTTTGTTTACTTGGCTTACCACTTTTTGTTCTCCATTTTTGCTTTGACCACGACTTAAGACTTCTTTGACTTTTTGCTAGTGCCATGTTGTCTCCTTAATTGTTCTTTTGTCTTCTTTGCAAGGGCAGCTTGCTCAGTTTTTCCTGCAAACCTAGCTCGTTGTTCAAGAACGGTGAGGATTTGTATCTTCCTCGCATAGGGTTTGTTAATCTTTTTAACTTTTGTAATAGTTTTCTTTGCATCTTCTACCGTAGCAAACTTGATACTCACTGTATCCTTAGGATTTTCATCCGTGTAGAGTCTTCGCCCACTTCCTTTAGGCTTTTTGCCTGTGCCAACCTTAGGGTCAGCCATTACTTGTAGCCCCCACCACCTTTTTTGTACCGTGATGCTAGTAATTGTGCCTTTCTTGCAGACCACTGTCCGGGATTACCACCCTTTGACCCTGCTTTTATGGCTGAGAACATTCTTTTTCTCATTCCGGGCTTGGTATAGTTACCTGCTTTATTAACAGTGCTACCACCCTTGCTTAGTTTTATAGCTGATAGAGCTTTTGCCTGACCTGCGTGGAGCTTACTAGCTTTTTTTAGCCCTGTTGTTACCTTTTTTATTGTTGCCTTTGCCTTTGCTACCATGATTGTCCTCATATAGGTTGTTAAACACCCTTTGGGTATCCCACACATATTCCGTTTCTTGTTTTGAATGGAAAATTCTTTGAGAAGGTCTAAAGTCTGGTGGTCCTTCTCCTGTTTCAAACCATGCAGGATGGGTCACTCTGACTCTGTTGTTTGGTAATGCTACTATATTGCCTGTATACTTACCTGCATCCATCAGTTCTAGTACATGAGACTGCTTGTGTTGGGCAGGATCGTCAGCTATTTCGTGGTTAGTGTAGTCTACAGTAAAGTAATACTTAGCAGGGTAGAACTCACCGTCAACTTTAGCTATCCAAGGTGCAGGTGTGGCTCTGTCTAATACATATACACTGTGATCATGCGACATACAGTCCCAAGGTTGAGCAATGTACGGTGGCATCTCTTCAGCCCACTGTTCGTAAGGAGTGTCTCCTACTAGGGCTGTGATGGGCATTCTCGCCCACATAGCACCACCGTGTACATTTGGCTCGTCAGTGTCATCAGATTCACAGCCAGTAAATATTACTTGAAAGCTGAGTGATCTGTTAGGCATTGTAGTTACTGCTACAACCATGCAGTGTAAGAACTCACCATGATACTGATCAAAGTTACAGGTGTACTCTCGTCTTACCCAAGCTTTAAAATAGGGAATGTTGCTTTGTAAAAATGCCATATATATACTCCATTGTTTATGGAGCTATTATACTACTTCTTCTTTTTATTGTCAACACTTCCGTACATTTTTCCTTTGACCATGCCACCAACTCTATAAGTAGTTTTCATACCACCCATTGCGTAGCCCTTCTTCTTCATGCCACCTTTAGCCATGCCCTTCTTTTTCATCATGCCACCGTTCTTGGCATAACCCATTTTATTGCGTACAGTAGTAGGTAACTTCTTAAGTCCTGCTTGTCCTGCAGCAGGTTTCTTGAGTCCCCCCATTGCCATACCTTTTTTCTTCATAGCACCCCCTCGTGCCATACCTTTTTTCTTCTTAGTCATTCCACCTTTAGCGTAACCTTTTTTCTTCATAGCCATTCCTCCTTGTTTTAGCCCTAATTTTTTCTTCTCAGCATCTGTGAGTCCTTTTTTGATGTCTATTCCTACATCTCTTCCTTTCTCTCTATTTATTTTATTTGTAAGTTGAATCTCCAATCTTTTGATAGCCGCCTTTTGATCTTCCCCTTGTTTCTTAATGTTTCGCCTAGCTGCTATATTTCTAGCAACTTGGTTTAATTGATTAGGTGTAGGATTTCTATAGTAGTTTTCTATATCTTCTGGAAGTTTCTTTACTCTTACATCAGAAGAATCTATGTCATAGGTTAAACCATTCTCTTTATGCACATAAGTACCATCTGGAACTTTCTTTGTTCCTGCTCTGCCTATAGCACTTTTTCTATTCCTATCATCTTCAGCTTGGGCTTCTGCCTTCTTTATTTTTTTTAATGTAGCCGCAGCAACTTTGTTTCCATCATCAGCAAGTTTTTGAAGCTTAAGTTTTTGTTTAGATTTTTTAGCACCTGATGCAGCATTAACATCAGCAAAGCTTGGCATAGACTTTGATCCTACTACGATAGGGTCAGATCCTGCGTCTGCAGCTCTACCTGAAGTACCCCGGACTTTTCTTTGGGGCATATCACGTATCTTACTATCTGTAGGATTAGGCTTACCTATATCTACTTCATAATCTTTTTTAAATTGTCTTTTTTGAATAGGCTTTTTTTCTGCTGCGTCTACCTTAACTGTTTTCTTCTTAGGTTTTTTCTTCTTTAGTGCTGCTTTTACAACTTTACCAAATGCCATTTATACTTCCTCCTGTAGATCCTTATTCTCTGACCAACCTTCAGCTATCATAGCATCTTCAACTTCTTTTAAAGTAAAGGATCTGCCATAGTGGGCTTCCACTGCAGCTCTTACGTAGAATACA